GCAGGGTACGATGCAGAATGGTCAGTTATATCTGCGAGTTCATTGGGAGCCTGCCACAGACGTTCAAGGTGGTGGTGCGTTGCCTACACCAACGACTATGGATCACCTTCCTCCTCGATCAGTAGACTCGATGATCAAGCAAACAACAATTCATCGGAAAGGGCGAACCAAGTTAGCCAATCTTCGAGAAGCATTGAATCCGCAGACAGTGGAGTTATTCAATCATCTACAAAGTCTCCCAACTCCTACAGCAAGAGATTACAAAGGGAGAACTTCAGCGAAATGGAACGAGAAATATGGGCCAAAGGTATTACCAGACGTCTTAACCCAGATTGGAGATCATATGTCAGTAAGCCCATACTTCGTAGAGGAGATGATGGGCTATCCTATAGGGTGGACAGAACTAAAGCCCTCGGAAATTCAGTAGTACCACAAGTTGCTGCTATACCTTTAAAACGAGTACACGATCTTTATTACAATGAATAAATTAAAAACTTTAAAATTAAATAGAATATCAAACTTAGAAAAAAAATTAATAGATCAAGATTTAAGAGGATATGATCATTATGTTTTTATTGACGGTAATCGAAAAGCTCAATTAATTACCAATGGTAAATGGGTTACAGAATTTATAAGAACTGCTGTCATTAAACACAATGCTTTAGTATGTGAAGTTTTGCATATGCGTGAAGAAGATTTTTCAGAACAAGAACTTAAGGATTTTGAGGACGGTTTGCTTTCATAATTTTCTCTACTTGTTTCATAATCATAAATTGATGAAAGAGAAACAATAATTTATTTATACCTTTTGCTTTTATTATTTTTTCTTCTACCATTTTTCTTGCTTCTTGTTCAGCTAAACGTGCCAATGCTGAATGAAGTACCGCATCAATTTTACTTTGATTTCTTACTAAATCACAACAAAATGCTTTTATTTTTTCAATATCATTAGACTTCATAATTTCTCGACACCTTAACTCTGTAGAAAGTTCTACTTCAGCTGGTGGAGATTCAAATATGATTTGAAAAAAACCGTCTTTCATGTCATTGAAGATTTGTTGTAGAACCTGGGAACATTCTGGATTCAATAAAAGCCACTGCCTGATCGTCTATCGAGTTATCTGTCTGCTTGGCTATGGCTTTCAACAGATCCACTATCAATCTTTTCATTGCTTTTGATTTTATAAAGACTAGAAGGATAGGTTTTAAAATTTTTACCATCGGTTTTATGTGTTACTTCCCAAACATAGCTACTTTGCTAGTATTAGACAAGAATCTTTACTTTTATGGCTGAAGAAAAGGAGGAAAAAGAAGGCATCGAATGGGGTGAACTCTTTGGTCATGCTATCCGATTTCTGATTTTGACCTGGAGTTTATCAATGATGACTTTGGGGTACATGGGCAAGGTAAGAATTGATGGAGCGTTCACGGCTGGGCTAGTTTCAGGAGTTTTAGGTTCGTACGGCATATCAGTAGGAAATAAGAAAAGTGGCACAGGTAACAACAATAACCCTAAAATAGTAGATAATAGTAAAAATAAAGTAGGAATCAAATGAAAAGACTACTTCCATTTATCTTCCTTGTATCCGCACCAGCTTATGCGGACATGAATCACTCTATATCGTCTAGTGTAAAGTTTGAGTCACTTTCAGCAGCTAGTACGGCTGATAAGATTGGTTCGAGCTACAGTATTTCAGGTAACAATGTTACAACTGTAGATTCAAATTCAGCAGCCACATTAGGTGGATTTGGCTCTGTAACTAATGGTGTTCCAGCAGTAACTTTTCCTTCTGCTACGCAGGCGACCAGTGGGGAAGCTTTTAGTTTTTCTACAAGTTTTTTGGAAGGAGATGCCACACCAGGTAGTGCGGTTACAGTTGGTACTGTGCCAAACTTTTCAGACCTTACATCTACAAGTGCAGGAAGTGTAGGAACAGCAGCAGTAGCAATAGACAATCACACAATTACTCTGACACCAGGAACGGGAACTGGTATCGTGATGACAGGTCAGTTTGTCGTTGATCTTACTATCGAATGAGGAGGCTCCTTCTTCTTGGCTTTGTTATATCTGCTCCTTGTTACGCTGTGCCAGTTATACCTAATTTTACGCAGGGAAGTTCCACA